TCCTAGGTTGCAACGAATGTGTATGGTCTTCGACCATCTGCACATTCAATATATTGCACCTTTTGTTCCTCATAAGTCTTTATCTTAAAAGACTTTCCCATGTACTCCCACGCTTGTTCTAACTCAGAAATAAAAGATTCGTACTTTATTTTTCCATGTAGGAACATGTGTCGTTGTGCCTCTTCACAAACGATACGGGAATGTTCAATTTGTGTTATGTCACCAGGAACATAGTAACATAACATTTTCCAAATTGATTTTATCTCCAGAGGGGCGATAATACTACCTAATTCTGGCTCATATCTAAATGAGCGCTTAAGAAAAGATAAAGTAATAGCGTCGATTTTATAGACCGGAGATAGGGTCTTGTCTGATGCATCAGTCATATTAAATCCAAGTGCTATAAAAGCCTTATTATGTCTATCCTGAGTATACCAAGAGGCAACTGTACGTGATATTGCTTTCGCATTATCATCACCATAATTACCTAATCTCACCCACGTAAAGAAATCATAATCTCTCATACACTTATCAAATCCATCGGAAAAACTATATAAAATATGTTTTTCCTCCATTTGAAATCTAATATACGCTAAAGTATATGCGTGCACCTGATTTAAAGTTTCTTTAATACTATTAAATTCAGCTGTACCATACTGACCTGATGCACCACCTACATTAAATTCATACCAATCACCCAAAATCTGCACCATATGGTGTTGGTATACTACAGCCAAAGCTCTTGCAACTTGCAAATCTCGACTCGTCCATCCACTCAACTTATATACTTCCAAGGCTACTTCAACAGCTATAATATAATTATACTGTTGTTTGTCAAACCAAGGATAGTCACCGTCAACGTAGAATTGAGGAGGTTCACCGTCTGGAAACTTTGCTGTAAAATACTTATAAAGATCATCCCACTCAGGAGAAGAAGCATTAATTCCTACTTTACATGGTAAAACACATCTATGTTTTTTCATCCATGCAAAGAAAGGACCAAAGAACATTTTTGTTAGCCACATCATACTAAACTGACCGGCTGCAAAAACACGTGTTCTTCCTTCTAATATCTTCTTCACTTTTATAGGTTCATCCTTATAAGTCCATTTAAAAGCTGTGCGTGGAGATCCACCTGCATCTATAATATCCATTATTGCATGTAAATCTAACAAAATATCCTTGTCCAAGAAAACTGAAAAGTTTTCAGGACTACCAAATACTTTATCCCTCTTATGTGCATGATAAGGGGCCCCTGCAGCAGCTTTTAAATTTACTGGACTAATACCAATTTGACCATCACCATGTATGACTTGTTCAAATGACAAAGGACCTGAAATCTTATCATTACTCGATAATTGAAACATTCTACGAGCAACATAAGGAACAGATTTATCATACAAAGCATACATAGCTTCCACAGGTTGATTCACAACAACATGCAGAGCATTCAAATAACTATTAACCCAAACTTCTTCTCCATTTTCTCCTCTAACAGTGAAACTTCTAAAATCAGCATTAGTAACATCAGGAATGTGATGTTTGTAGAGATGAGAAATATATGTGTCACGACAAGTTGCCTTGTCTGATCGACCACGATATTCCTTATCCCTACCTAATACTGTCACAGGACCACAATGTGGGTGATATGCTACATGTGTTACCAAATGATGGGCAATACTATGAGCATTCAACTCCACGTCAAATTTAAGTGGTCCATGATGACTAATAGTATAATTTTCATCTATCGGAGGGAAAATTTTATCAACCCCAATTTCATGAATTTGAGGAATAAAAGGCACTAAAATACCCATTTTCGTTTGCAATACAACACCTTTATGTATGCCAACAATTGCAACTCTGTCTTCTGACATAGTGATAATCAAACTACCACTAATACCCTTGACAAAATCCAATTCTGTTGACTCATAAAACGCCTGTTTATACTGCTCTGAAAATACTACTTTTGCCTCATATTTCCTTTCATTCAAAATAAATAAAGGTAGTCCAACACGCAAACTAAATGACAGATCAACAAACGCTGATATATCTTTAAATTGCATCAAAGCTCCGTGGCCTGGAACTATAGCCACCATATCATCATGTACTTTAATAATACTTGATCTCGCAACTGTAAATTGAAAGGGTTGAAAAGTTTCTCCACTTCTCTTATAACACGTAATAAACACACTACCATCTCCTTCAGGGATGGCATGTTCATTCATTATTATACGTTGTTTAATAACAACACCCCAACTTTTATCAGTTGTCTGATCTCGTAACTCTAATTTAACAACACATGCTAATATCTTTTCATATATACTGCTCACATTACGCCCTTGTTTAGCAACTGTACTCCCATAGGAAGCACCAGTAAACACAG